GTATGGGATTGCCAGGAAGGACCCATGACCAATTGGCCGCGTCCATATATAGGGAGTTCCAAAAAGAAATGCCTGCAATGGGACAACCACGCAGGCACACTTCGACCGTTCAGTGATGATGTCAATAGCACTTCGCAAAACTCAGTGTCAAGCAGCATTTGAGAGCGACCACGGATAGGGTTCGATCTTGGGCTTTGTAACCTGATAGCCCTCAAGTTTAATGTTCAAGGATGACACCATGGACGATAACGCATCGTGCCAAGCCACATATAAAGTTCGCGCCGCATCAATGACCTTTTGATTGTACCCCATCATGATTGTTTTATCGGCAAGCTCTACCGCGCAGATTAACTTACAGAGCACCGGATGCCGATTATCATCATATACCTGTACCGGCTTCCCCTTGACACTCAGCATTGGTAGCAGCACCACTTTTGCCCCGGAAAAATACGGCGGTGGTTCGGCGTTCTTGGCACATCCGATGATCAAACCTTGCATCATCTTGGACATCCGCTTGACCTCGGAATGAACGATGAAAGCATCTGCAGCCGGTTCATCTGGCGTATCAGACCCGTCCACATGGACATTCCACGACATCAAAGAAACCTTTGGCCCGCTGATTTGATCGGGAAACTCATCAACGCCCTGATCTTTGTAGGCCCAAACCAGCAGATCCTGAATATCGATTTCTTGTTTCATTCTGTCCACCCTGTCTGGTCAAAACAAAACATCATGGACACCGCAAGGTGGCTGATTTGTTGAGTTTGTCTAGGTTGTCCACCTTGTCTAACCATTTTTGCTCATCCCTTCGCACACACACGCCATATGAAGAACGATAAATACCCGGACAGCCTAGACAGGGTGGACAAGCCTTGCATTTCTGCGGCTTCCAGATGTCCACCCGATCAATTCACCCCCGGACAGCCTGGACAGAAACCCTACAATTCAGGGATACCGTCATCGACCGGAAAATTTACCGCCGACTCTTCCCCACTCTTTCGCCCAGCAGAGAGAGGGGTTTCCGCCGCATTTTGCTCTGTGGAGACGGTATCTTCTTCCCAACGGATTTCATGGTTCAGCATCTTGGAAAAATGCGCGCGGCATTCATCCAGCGGGGGGAATAACTTGAAGCCATTAACCCGCTCTTGCTTCACCGACCCGTCATGCAGCTTGATGGGAATGCCTTCCGTATCGTAACAATCCACATAGACCTTCTGACCGTCCTTCAATGGGCGCGGCAGCAGCGTGCGCAAGTTGATGCTCCACTGGCTCTTGGCCAGGGGGCGATTGCGCTTCATGCGATCCATCCATTTCAGGTAGCTCATAAAAAACCGATCTGTCGCCACTTCGTCAGACCACTTTCCACGCTCTCCCACTTGGCACCCCGTTCCCAGTCGGTCATACCACCACTGGTACAGGTCCGGCATAGAGGCCAGCTTTTGCTCGAACAGCGCCTCGGTCTTGGGGATAGAGCGCACATCAACTTTCGACAAATCGAAGCGCCGCAAATAGGACAGCAAATGCTGTCGCCCGCCATCATCCATTTCCCGGTCGATTTGCTTGAAATAGGCGTGATCCTGCATCCGATTGTCCGACACATGAAAAACCGCAAAGCGCCGTTCTTCCAGCCCCGCCGGAATCACCCAGTCATTGTTGCTGGTGACCATCAGACGGATCAGATTGCGGACAGGAATGGCGTCGACACCCTTCTTTTCGATCAGATGTATGTTAGAGGTAATAAGCGACTTCAGCCGCCCTTCCGCCGTCTTGTCACCCGCCCAAAACCCTTCGTCCGCTTGCAGCATCAGGCAAGAAACCATATGGGCGTTGAACGACCCGACCAGATGCTTGGGGTCATCGATCAACACCCAATGCGGCCCCAGCAGCGATCCAACAATTTCCCCCGGCTTGGACTTCCCCGTCCCCTGCCGCCCCTTCAGCACCAAAGCGGTGCCGATGCGTTCGGTCGGGTGCTGGATCATATGGGCAAACCAGCCCCAAATCCATTTGGCCCACTCCTCATTGCCACAGGCCACATTGTTCAAAATATGGTCATAGAATGTCCTGAAGTGTTTCACATGATCGCGCGGATCAACGTAATAAGTGGCTTCTTCCACGGCAAAGCCGCGCCAGTAATTGAACCAGCGCCCATCCCCACCCGATTGTTTTTCGGGGGCAAAAATCACGCCGTCATAATCGCGGCGATCTGGATGTTTTTTCCAAAGTGATCCAATGCTGGAAATGCGGTTATCCTCGGCATCCCACACCCGTTCCTTTTCCATCATCGCCATAAAGGCGGAAATGGTCAGGAAGACCACCACATCTTTGCCTTGAAAATCTTTGGTTTCGCGCAGGATCAGGGCCTTATCGCCCACCAGGACCAAGGCGTATTCGCGGTTGATTTCCGCCACCCGCGTCACCACGTCCTTATGGTCCGGGTCCATCGACCGCGATTGGTCGACACCCTTCCCTTGGGCCTTCCTGGCCTCTTGCAATGGAATCGGTTCAGCCATCTGTTATGCCGCCTTCGCCGCGCTCTGCGCCACGGCGATAAGCGGTGCTGGAATCTTCGGCGGCTTCACCGCCTTATCCAAGGCTTCGGCCACGGCCAAGCTCTCGCCCACCAGGGTGGACAATCCACCCAGGCAGAACCACAGCCGCCCCCAATCCACCGGCAACACAGCCGGAACATCGGCGCATTTTTTCCGCAGCCAAGAGAGGGGGGACGAAGCGCAAAAAACCGGATGCTTCAACCCTGCCGCCTCAAACGCCGCCGCCTCGATCACCACATCTTCGCCCAGCACCACAGTGGTGCCGGTGAAACTGCCGATATCACCGGTATGGGGGTTCCACCCGATCAAATCCACCGGATAGTCCGGCACATCCCCCAGCACCGGAATAATCACCAGCGGAACTTGCCCCTCTGGCTCCCACAAAGTGGGCTTGGGCGTATCTGACCACGCGCCTGAAACCCAAGCGCCCTTGACGATGCGACCATGGGTAAAACCGATGCCCCCCACCTTTTGGGTCAGCACATCCCACGGTAACCCATGCTTTTCCAGCCACAGCCGAACATTGGCCAGTTCCGTATGCGCCCGCGCCCGTTCCCACCAGACGGCAACACCGGTACTGGCTGGCATGGGGGCAAAGTTTTTAACCGAGCGCCCGCGCAAGATTTCCGGCTTGGTCCATTTTCGAATACTATCCATCCGGGTCATCAGATCCCCTAACCATTGCCGCCTGGTGGTCGCATCGGCAATGGCCGAAGCCTTGGCCAGCACCGACCGTTCCAGCGCCGCCATACGTTCGGAGTTGATCGGATTGCACAGATCAAATTCCCGTTGCCACAGCAGATCGATCAAAGGCCGCGCTCCATCCCAAATCTGGGTTATGGCCCCCGCCCCTTCCGCCGCCACCAATTCATCAGGGTCAATGCCATCCGGCATGGCGCAGAACGTCACCCGGCGGCAATGGGAGATCTGCGGCAAGGCCCGCTCGATCACCCGCGTTTGCGCCCGCTGGCCAGCGGCGTCACCATCCAAACAGACCACCAATTCGGGGGACAGCTTCCAAGCCTGTTCCAATTGCCGCTCGGTCAGGGCGGTGCCCAAGGGGGCCACCACATAATCCATCCCGGCTTGATGCAGGGCGATTACATCCATATAGCCCTCGACCACCACCAGCCGACCGCCTTGCGCCGCGCCTTGGCGGGAATGGGCCAAGCCATACAGATTGGCCCCCTTATCGAAGACGGAGGTAGAGGGGGAATTGATATATTTGGGCTTGCCGTCACCCAACACCCGCCCACCAAATCCGATCACCCGCCCCGCTTTGTCGGTAATGGCGAACACCACCCGATTGCGCAACAAATCGACCAAGCGGCCATCTTCCAGCCGTCGGATCAACCCCGCATCCAGCATCAAGGATTCGGCATATCCCGCAGCCCCCAAGGCCCGCCTCAAAGCGTCAAATTGGTCCGGCGCAAAGCCCAACCGAAACCGCGCAATGGTATCTTCCAAGACATTGCGCCCCACCAGATAATCCCGCGCCGCTTGCGCCGGGGGCGTCTGCAATTGTGCTTCGTACCATTTGGCGGCCGCTTCCAGAACGTCCAGAATTCCCGCCCGAACCTGTTCGCGCTCACGGTCAACCGGTTCCATGCGCGGAACTTCCATCCCGGCCTTGGCGGCCAAGGAGTCCACCGCATCCATAAAGGCCAGCGAATTGGCCCGCATTTCGAACCCCAGCGCATCGCCATGTGCGCCGCAGCCAAAGCAATGGAAAAACCCCTTATCCTCGTTGACCGTGAAACTGGGTGATTTCTCATTGTGAAACGGACACAACCCAGAATATTCGCGGCCCTTGCGGGTCAGCTTGACCCTGGATGACACCACATCGATCAACGATACACGGGACTTCAATTCATCAAGAAAGCTGGCAGGTAACGTCATAGGAATTTCTCCTGCGGATGCCGGACTTTGGGGCTGGCAGCGATAAACAAATCGCGCTGTTTGGATTCGGATTCAATGCGCCGACAGGCAACGTCGAAATAATGCGGGTTAATCTCGATTCCGATGAATTTCCGCCCCGTCCGACAACACGCCACTCCGGTGGTGCCAGACCCCATGAAGGGGTCAAGAACGACACCGCCGCGATCGGTAACATTGTTGACCACATGTTCAAGGATATAGGTTGGTTTAACGCTGGGGTGATCCACATCCTTTTGCTGATAATTTGTATCGGCAAACCAAGATCGTTTGGTTTTATAATCGCCCTTTACCTTGCAATTTTTGAAGATATGAACAGCAAATTCTTTGTCCGGCAGCCACTGATTATTGGTCAATGGGGCCGGGGTCGATTTCAGCAATACCAATTCATCAAAGGTGAACTTTTGGGCAACCGCCCAATTCTCGATATCCAACTTCATCAGCTTATTGCAGAAGAAAACCATATTGGTTTCGGACAATAGATCCAGCAACATCCGGTAAAACGATGGCGACAATTCAAACGTGACACTGATGCCATAATCCAGGCGCTCATAATAATCGCGCTTGGCAGCAAAACCGCGCCCATGAATCTCCATCTTGTAAGGCGGATCACAAACCACAGCGTCCGCCCCCCCCGGCAAGGTCGGCAGAATATCCAGACAATCCCCCAGATACAGGGTGCAATCGCCGATCTGTTCCATGCGGCTCATTCCATCACCTCGAACATCCCATCGAAGCAATCCGGCGAATTGTTGGCGATCAGTTGACCCCACCAGGCGATAACAATAACCGGCAGCGCCAATACGGCGATCACACCCAGAAACAGCACACCAAGGCTAAAGGCATCCCACCTGACCATGACTACTTCCCCCGTCGCTGGACGGAATAGGACCAGCCATTCAGCAAGCCCGCTCCGCGATAGGACAGGCGGCACAAATCATTGAACATGCCCCCGGCCATCCACAACAAACTAGCTTGCAACCGCAAAAAGCGGACGGTGAAATCGTTGATCTTCATGCTGCCCCCGCCGCAATCGTTGCCAATCGCACCTGTTGTTCTAATTCCCGGATCGCCTCAAACGCACTGCCCAGCGCATCCAGGATGCGAGCAGCATCCACCGGCGACAAATCGCCATCTTTGCCATCGGCGGCCAGGATGATTTCGCGGGCCACATCGCCATGGGCAAAGGTTGATAAGGTCAGGGCATGGTGCAGACTAGGCAGACGGTTGACCACCTGGCTGGTTTCGCCCACATGGCACAAATAGCTGGTGAAGAACTCGGTATGCCCCATGGCCTTAAGTGCCGCAATCAAGCTGCCGACCTTAAAGATACCGATATCCGGCAGCAGCCGATCCGGCATGTTGGGGTTCAGCGCCTTGTACAACGAATCGCGCCCGATCCCGACCCGTTCGGCCACCGCATCAATGCCAATCTTGTCCACCGCATAGCGCAGGGCAAATTCCAAAGAATTCAACGGGTGCCGATTGGCTTGCTCACGCTTGGCATCCCGGCGTTTGTCCAATTGCTTGCGGATTGTGGACGGGTCTTTGCCGGTTTTCTGGGCTATGGCTTGTACCGTTGCCGCGCTGGTTAAGCGCGGCAAAACACCACCATCCTTTTGCGGCGGACTAAAAATGGACATTTCCACGTTTCCTTCCACGGCTGAAAAACAGGGTCAGACACACAAGCCCCAGGCGCAGCAAGCCGACGACACGGCGCTGAAAACCGCCGCCCACATCATGCGAAAGGCTGGGCAAACCGCCTTGACTGCTGCGCGGGCCAGTGGCGATAAACGAGCCGAGTTTCATGCTGCAAATTCCATCAGAATGGCCGGGTACATCTTGGGTTCTGGAAAATGACACGTTCATGGCAGTCATTGCCCCACCACAATCTTAATCGCCCGCCGCCTAGCGCTTTCTGGTGCATTTTCTGCCATCCACGCTCGCACGCGGGCTTCCGTTTCCGGCCACGTCCGTTTTCCAGCGCGAATGCGGGAGACGAATTTTCCGTCATTTGCAGCTCGCAAACCGAATGTAGTTTCGGCGAGACCAGACAGAGACAGATATTCATCAATAGTTTCGATGAGTGTTTTCATAACGACATTAAAATGGGAAGTTTCCCATTAAGTCAATGGGAATTTTCCCATTTGCTCCATTTAACCCTTTAATGGGATAATTCCCACATGAAGAAGGACATGCATAAGAACGCCATAGCCCATTTATTCGATGAAGTGATGGAGGCCACAGGCTTAGAAGATAAGTCAGTTTCTATCGAAGCGGGTCTGGGGGGCACGTACGTCAGGGACGTACGGGAGGGCCGCGTCAAAAAGCCAGGATTCAATAACATCCTAAAGCTCTCAAAGCGATTGGGAGTAGATTTCTTCATCAGAGCAATGGAAATCATCGCTCCAGATACACCGGAAGAAATGTTGCGCGTTGCGCATAAAATGATGCTGGCTAATCAGGCCGAACGTGAGCAGATTCTTGATCTAGTGGATGTAGCGACCCGCCCAAAATCCTCTGAACGGAATCAAGAAAACTGATGCGATCTTGAGGGGACATAACACTCATTCGGTCCATTACGCTTTTAATTTGCGCTATAATCGCATCATCACCCAAACAATCCCTTGCCATTCTGGCCCCCATATCTACAACAATCATCCAATTTTATTGCACATTCACATTGGGTAAACTGGTAGTTCTCCGCAATTACCTATTAACCTAAAAGATGGAGCATAAAGGGTTTTTCCACCAACAGCCTATGTAGCATAGATACTACCCAAAAATATAGAACGCAACAAGAACATATGGTGTCAAAATTCCGAGGGAAGATTGTGATGCCATTTCAAAAACTCGCCCCCATCAATAAGAATCAGCTTCTCATTTTTAGCGGCACTCTCCGTTGCACCATCGGTAAATCTTGAGGTTGTCACAAGATAACCTCGATCTGCACCGTGTTCTTCAATGACCCCCTTGAATTTTTGCACATCCGGCCTTCCCACTGGATTCTCCAGAGCATAACGCTTGCACTGCACAATAATAAGACCTCCACCCCTAACTTTGGCGAAGCCATCTACCCCCATATCATTTGACTTTTTCGTAACCCAAGCCAGTTCAATCGCCGGAACATCAAAAAAGCTCATGACATGGCATTCGAAATCGTAAGGGTCCATCGACAATAGATGCCTCATGGCCGCCGATGGTTCGACGGGCATATCTGACCGAAATGGCACCTGGCACTCTTGAACCATCGCCCGCCGTAAGCGAGAACTTGCTTGCCGCAATGCTTCATCTGCGGCAATCAATGCGACAACTTCCATTAAAGCTGATGCCCCACCCCTACTTATAGCAATAGCCTCAATCACCGAGGTGATTCCAGCCGACCCAAGAAAAACCAATAGCAATATTGGAACGCCCGTTGCGCTCCCAAGCGCGGCCACGCCGACAGCCTGACCTCCCATGACTGTTGAAGCCAACAAAGTCACGGGTATAGCAATTTTAACTGCGATAGGAAGATCTGAGTCCTTATAATTTTTAACACTCTCGCTAACACTATTAAATACAACCGACAGAGATGCCTTTGAATCCAACAAAGCATAAAGTCCTTTGGCCTTCTCTAATCGTGGCAAATCACTTTCAATCACCCCCCGTGAAGACTCAAGCCACGCAATGATTGCAATTCGATCCTCTTCCTTGGAAACATGACCAATCGCATTCACAAAAACATCAACGAGCCAGTGGCGTATTTTTTCGATCATAGAATCAGAAATCATTTTCCCTCCCCGCACACGCAGCAAACCAACCCGCAATAGACGAACAATCTATCACCCCTCACCCACTTATCAATAAAATGGGAAATATCCCATTTTAGCCTTGACGGTTAATGGGAAATATCCCATTTTAAAATCCATCAACCAATTCCGGTTGATACCCCGACCTCAGACGGGGTCAGTCAGATGCGTCCCAGGCCCTTACCCTCCCGTGGCTTGGGACGCAGATTGGTGGAGGATGACATGGCGCAAGTAAACTCTCTGACCGCAGAAGACCACGCGCTGGCCAAATACAATCGCCTGTTGCGCGAAGCCAGAACGCTTGGACCCCTTTCCGCCCGCCTGCAGGTCGGCTTTGCCGCCGCCGAGGCCAAGGAAAATGGTCTGATCCTGACCAATCCCTTCGACCCCGCCCATGAAGCCGTGATGTTTGGACATTGGGCCGAGCATTATGCCAACGGCTACAACACCCCCATCCCCACCGCATCCATATCCGCGCTGAAAGATTGGAAACCCAAACCCGGTTCCAACGCCTGCGCCCGTTCCGCCGTCAACGATTAGGAGACGTTATGTCCAACCATGTTTTAAACAGTTTCAACGCCGTTGTGGCCAATTTGGAAGGCGGTCAAGTCCTTGATGATTTGACCACTGCCGTCGCCGAAGTGATCGCGGCCATATCCAATGAAGTCCATACGCGGGGCGGCAAGCCCAAAGGGTCAATCACGCTGCGCTTGGATTTCAAGCAAGATTCCGGCGTCATGGAAGTCAATGCCGATATCAAAACCACCGTCCCCAAGGCGGTCCGGTCGCGCACGGTGCTGTGGGCAACGCCCGACAACATGCTGACCACCATGAATCCCAAGCAACAAGAATTCGCCTTCCGGGATGTTAATGCCCAAGCCCAGCCGCGCGATGCGGTCTAACCCAAAAACATAAGGATAAGTTTATGTCTGACGAAGCTGAAAAAAACACCGCTACGGTGGTCGCTGATCTGGTCAAAGAACTCTACTTTGCCGAGATCTTGCAGATCGAACATAACGGCATGAAGGTTCCGGTTCTTCAAACACCGGATTCGATGAAGATGTCATCGGTCAAAAGATTTTTTGACGAATACCGTGACAAGCCCGAACGTCGCACCGGAACAGCCACCATGACCACCATGGGGGCGTTTGTTGACCATACCAACAGGTTCAAGGACGCTGATTCCGCCCTGTTCGCCGACGCCAATCCAACCAATCCCAGCATTACTGCTGTCCTGGATTATCATCGCCAGACAGCCCAAGGAGACCCCCGTTTTGGCACGCACCGTACCCATTTTGCTTTCCCGCTGTCCGATGAATGGAAGATTTGGAATGCGGGCAATGGCAAGCGCATGGACCCCTCGACCTTCGCCGAATTCATTGAAAACCGCCTGACCGATATTCTGGTTCCGACCGATCTGTCCAACCCGGAAAGTGAAGCGGAAAAGGCACTGGCCAGCTTTGCCGCTCTGACCGGCGGTAACTTTGCGGACCCAGCCAAGATGTTGGAACTAAGCCGAGGTCTGTCCATCAATGTGGATGAAAAGGTCAAGCAGGTCACCAACCTGTCCAGTGGTGAAATCCAGGTGCAATACGAGGCATCGCACACCGACGGCAGTGGCCAGCCGATCAAGGTGCCCAACCTGTTCATGATCGCTATCCCGGTGTTTGATCGCGGCGATGTATTCCGCATTGCCGCCCGCCTGCGCTATCGCACTTTGGGTGGACGGGTTGAATGGTTCTACGACCTGTACCGCGCCGACAAAGTCTTCCGCGTGGCGATTGATGAAGCTGCAGCGTTCGCAGCCACCAACACCGGCCTTCCCATGTTCTCTGGCACGCCAGAAGCCTAACCCAGCCCTTGGGACGCGCCCTGCAACCCATTTTCTGAAAGGACCAGTCTTGGTTGCTTTAGACGAGCGAAAAGGTCAACCGACCGAACAGGGTGCGTCCCTTCCCCAACCTTGCGCCATTTGCGGCGGGCAAGCCCCATTCGGGGTGGGTGTCCGCTTGCTAAGGGGTGAAATCGGCAAGTGGTATTGCCGCGATCATCGCCCGGTCAAAGCGGCCAAGCCAGAATCTGTCCAGACAAAACCGGCCACACAAATTCCTAATGCCAAGGCCGCAGCGCCGAAACCAAACCAAGGGAAGCTTCTATGAATGTCTTTCATAAACCCATCTCCGAGCAAGGCCCCTACGCCCATCCCTTTTCCGGCAAGTTGGTCCCAATTTTGAACGCGCAGCCGCACCATATTCACTGGCGCGATATCGCGATCATGTTGGGCGGTATTCCGCGCTTCAATCGGGGGACAACCGTCGCCTATTATGTCGCGCAGCATCTGGTTTATGCCCTGGACATAACCCGCCTTGCCGTCCATCGCCCCATGTGGATGGCCACGTTGCTGTCCATCGTTCCCGAAAAATCAGACCAGACCGCGCTGCACAAATTCATTCAATGCTTGGGACAGGATGACGAATTGGCCCGCCAGGTCTATCTGGCTGTTCTGATCCACGATGCCCACGAATATATCACGGGCGACATCACCCGACCGATGGGAAAAGCGATCGAGATCATTGCCGGAATTAATGTCCTTGACCCCATCAAGACGGCATTGGATCAAGCCATCTATCCCTCTGCCGGTCTGCCGTGGCCACTGCCCGCCAACTGGAAAATCCTGATTACGGCGGTCGATGACGTGATGCTGGCCATGGAAAAACGCGACCTGTTGCTTGAATCCGACGAAGGCCGCGACATTCCCATTTCGGCGTCTTTCGCCATCAAGCCCGTCCCGGAATCGCAAGCGACCGACATGTTTCTAAATCGGTTTCTTGAACTGCGAAGGCCATAGAAAAAGCCCTGCGCCCGCTTTGGTTCGCCCAGCGGCAGGGAGTCGAAATGCTGGTTACCCCCCTCACAGAGACACAGCAGGACGGCAGAGGCACCAAGCCCCAAACGGTGGAAGGCCGAATGATCATGGAGATGACAATGACGAACGCCACCCCCCAGTTTTTCCCGCCACCGCGCAAAATCGGCTATGCCCGCGTCTCGACCGACAAGCAAGACACCGCCTTGCAACTGGACGCTTTGAATGCGGCTGGCGTTCCCACCAGCGCCATCTTCACCGATAAAATTTCCGGGTCACGCGATGACCGCGAAGGTCTGCGCGAGGCGTTGGAGTCCTTGGATCGCGGCGTTGTCCTGGTGGTGTGGCGGATCGACCGTCTTGGCCGTTCTTTGCGCCATCTGTTGACCCTGTCCGAAATCATCGAAGCCAAGGGGGCCACACTGGTTTCCCTGTGCGAAGGCATCGACATGGGAACACCCGCCGGTCGCATGGTGTTTTCCATGCTGGGGGCCGTCGCCCAATTCGAACGCGATGTAATCAGTCTGCGCACCCGCGCCGGTCTGGCTGCCGCCGCCAAACGGGGCGTCAAACTGGGGGCCAAGGCCAAGCTGCCGGTGGGAAGCCAATTATGGACCGATGTCCGCGCCGACATGCTGCGCGGCATGCAGGGCCACCGCATTGCCCGCAAATACAAGGTCTCGGAAGCAACCTTATACAAAACCTTCCCCGGTGGCCGCGCCGCGCTTTTGGCTGCGGAATCCGGGGCGGAATAACCTCGGATTTTGGGTCGGGTTTGAGCTTCTCGGTGCGAGGGAAGCACGCTCTAAAAGTACCTGACGTAAGCCAGCACCGGCCCATTTCGTAACCACCTAACTTCAAAAGAGGATCGAATATGATGCAGCCCAAACAACCGACCGACGAAGAAATATATGATGCGATTGATCGTTGGCATGAAAGCTCATCCACGCTTCCGTTGTACGAGTTTTTGGGTTGGTCGAAAGCAGAATTCGACACATGGCTTGTTGACCGTTCTAAAGCGCCCACACGCCCATTAAAGCACAGTGAACCTGAAATCCCATATTTCCTGCGCCGCCGCGATCCGGCAACAGGTCGATATGAGGATGGAACAATCTAACCTCGCTCAACCCAAACCGGAACGTAACCATGAACGCACCCGTTAAGCCGATAGTTTCAGGTTTATTTGTTGAAACCGACGGCGCTTATTTTGGCCTTGACGGGATCGACCCGTGGGACATTGCTCGTGATGCTCGGACATACCGTGGACCATGGCCCGTGGTTGCACATCCGCCGTGTACTCGTTGGGGGAGATATTGGGGTGGAGCTCCCTGCAAGCCACATCAGCACCGGCTTGGGGAAGACGATGGGTGCTTTGCTTCGGCCCTGACTGCGGTTCGGAACTATGGTGGAGTGCTTGAACACCCAGCACACTCCCGCGCCTGGTCATATTTTGGGTTAAAAACGCCCCCATCTGCAGGTAGTTGGGTTACGGCTGATGATTTCGGCGGCTCTACCTGCCACGTCGAACAGGGACACTACGGCCACATGAGCCGCAAGGGGACTTGGCTTTATGCAGCCCACATCGAACTTCCTGAATTGATCTGGGGGCCGTCCGAACAACGCATCCATCCGACCGCCTTGGCAAAATACGGATACGCAAAAGCGCGACGGATCGGCGTCATGGCGATGGTCGGCGGCAAGGATAAAACCAAGATCAGAAACGCCACACCACCACAGTTTCGGGACGTGCTGATCGGCATGGCTCGGTCTCGTTTCGTAACATCTTAACCTCCCTTTTATTAGACTCCGAAAGCCGCACAAATGGCCGATAAAACGAACATCGAATGGACTGACTGCACTTGGAATGCGATTCGCGGATGCACCCGCGTTTCGGGGGGGTGCCGGAATTGTTATGCCGAGAATATGGCGGCGCGGTTCAGCGACCCCGGACAATGGGGGCACGGCCTTGCCACCCGCAAACCCAACCGCTGGACGGGCAAGGTGGTGCTGGACGAAGCGGCACTGTTGAAGCCGCTACGATGGAAAAAACCACGCAAGATTTTTGTCACCAGCATTGGCGATCCGTTCCATCCTGACGTGCCGGATGAATGGCTTGACCGGCTGTTCGCTGTCATGGCGCTGTGCCCGCAGCATACGTTTCAGCTTCTGACCAAGCGGCCCGAACGGATGTGGGAATATTTGAATGAATATCAGACGCCAATCCGCATATGCAGCGCGACCGTAGACCTAGCTACCGGAGACTTGCGCTGGAATAATCCGGCAGGAACTGACGATTGGTGGCCGCTGCCCAACCTCTGGCTTGGCGTATCGGTGGAAAACCAAGAACAGGCAGATCAACGCATCCCACACTTGCTGGACACCACCGCCGCCATTCGGTTCTTATCCTGCGAACCGCTGCTTGGGCAGATAAATTTCGAGGGGCGCTTTCTCAATCACCCAGACCCGAGAGTGCATATCAATTGGCTGGAACGCCTTGATTGGGTCATCGTCGGTGGCGAATCCGGCCCCGCAGCCCGACCGATGCACCCAGATTGGGTGCGGGAACTGCTTGATCAATGCAACCAAGCGCAAACACCGATCATGTTCAAGCAGTGGGGCGAGTGGGCACCGGGTGAGACTGTCACACGGCAAACCGGATGGATGCCAACGGCGTCCTGGTTCAATGACGAATGGCGGTTCAGCGAAGAAAACCTAGCGACAACCGACAATCACATTGACGACGAACCGGACCTTTATCGCGTCGGCAAAAAAGCCGCCGGTCGCCTGCTGGATGGCATCGAGCACAATGGATATCCGGAGGCAGGCAAATGACCGAATCCGACCAAATCGAACAATGGCTTAAGACTAACCGCCCAACTGCAGTTCCAGCGATGCCAGCCATGGGTGATTTCAGGGCAGCATCATCAGCGCGTCATGCCAAGGCCCGTGTCAATGGGCAAGTGGCTGCACAACGTTCTGGACGTGCAGGACAGGTCAAGCGGACGAAAGCAGGTGTGAAATGACCGACCGCCGATGCCTTCTGTGCAAATTCATGTGCCGTGATCCAGGCGTTAAGCCGTCCTGCGTGTCGCCAAAATCCTGCATTGCCAAAAGTCAGTGGCAAGCTGCCACCGATGATATCGACCTTTCAGCGAAAGGACCGTCATGACCACCATGGAAATCCACGAACTTGGGACATTGCTGCGTGACGTTGTTGCCTCGACCGTCAAAAGCGTTCCAGATTTATTGACTGCGGACAAAGCGGCAGAACGCCTAGGGATTTCGGTCAAAGTTTTCCGCAGCGAAGTGCGCTCGAAAAGAATTCGCTTTATTTTAATTGGCCGCCGCCGGAAATTCACCGAAGACGATCTTAACGCCTACATTGAAAAACAACGCGGGATGATTCCATGTCAGTCTACAAGCCGAAAGGTTCACCGCACTTCCACTATGACTTCCAATTCAAAGGTGTACGACATTATGGCTCGACGGGGTGCGTAAAACACACCGATGCGCTTGAGTTCGAGAACGCCGAACGCACCAAAGTTTCCCATGCCTATGCCTATGGCAAAGAGCCCGACAAGGCCAGTATGACGGTCCGCCAAGCCTTCGACCGCTATTATCAAGAAGTCAGCGAACACCGCGCCTTACCCAGCAACGATCTTTTCCGTTTGATATCCATCGCCACCGCGCTTGGTCCAGATCTTCAATTCGCCCATATCACTGACGATAAAGTGGCCCTGATGGTGGCAAAATTGCGCGCACGCACAGTCATCACTAAACGCGGCAGCACTGACGGTAAGGCGCACCCGCAGATGATCGCCAATGCCACCGTCAATCGCTATACCGAATGCTTGCGCCGGGCCTGGCGACGCGCCGCCCGCGTCTGGAAAATCGCCTGCGCCGACGAACCTCTCTGGAATCAACACCTGTTGCCCGAAGCCACCGAGCGTGTACGCGATCTGACGGAGGATGAAGAAACCAGATTGATGAAAGCGTTGCGCGTGGACTTTCACCCCATCGCCAAGTTCGCCTTAATGAGCGGTCTGCGATTGGCCAATCTGCGCCGCTTAACCTGGAAAGAAATCGATTTTGCCAATCGGTCACTGACCATCAAGGTCAAATCGAAAAAACAAGGCGGTGAAAATCACACCATCCCTTTGACCACATCAATGATCACAATGCTGGCCAACCTGAAAGGGCAACATCCCATCTTCGTGTTTACCTACGAATGCCACCGCCCCAGAACGATCAAGGGCCCGGACGGCAAGATAACGGGAAGGCGCAAAGGCGAACGCTATCCGTTCAGCCTGAATGGTTGGCGGAAGGTTTGGACTGAAGCCCTGGCGACGGCAAAGATTGAAGACTTCCGCTTCCATGATACCCGTCACACAGCGGCCACCCGCACCCTGCGCGCCAGTGGCAACCTAAAGGTGGTGCAGAAGATGTTGGGCCATACCGACATCACGACGACGGCACGCTATGCGCACGCCCTAACAGACGACATCCGCGCCGCCATGGAACAGGCCCAGGCCCCGGACAAATCGAAAAATGAGTCCCGAAATAGCCCGAGCAAGCAAACGCGCAATGGCAAAAAAAGCGTTTAATATCAATGGAGTTAACGAGGATGAGAAACAATCTCCCAAAGCTAGCGCTCTACCAGGCTGAGCTACACCCCGTGTCAAGGTTTAGTAGGGGTTTCCGCAGTTTTGTGCAAGCATTAAAACAGGAACAAAATGGCATATTTCGGACTATTATGGGACTTGAGTCCCGAAATAGTCCCGAAGGGTGTTCTTGGGGTGTTCTCAAACGGAGGTGCGGTGAAACCGTGAAGGCATCTGTTTCTATATTGGTCCTGGTGCTGGCAACCACCGCGTGTTCGATGGCGCAGGATATACCGCCCACTGCCATCAATGCCCCACCCGCCGCCGCAGCCAATCCCACCGTCGTCAATGGTGTCCCATTACCATCGACGGCTAAATGTGGGGCAGTGGTGACGCATGACGCCTATGTCGCTTGCGTCGACAATGATCTTAAAATTCCGCTGTGGGTAGCTTATCGGCTAACTGGCGAGCACACGTTGGGGTGCCTGCCCCGAACCAATGCCTTTCACGCCGACGAAGCTTTGCCAGCGGGACAGCGCGCTACGCCGAAAGACTATGCCAAATCGGGGTATGATATGGGGCACCAGGCCCCCGATAAAGATTTTGCCTGGGATGCCCAGGCCGAACATGACAGCTTCAGCATGGCCAACATGGCGCCGCAATTGCCGGGGCTGAACCGCATGGGCTGGGAATCTTTGGAAGAAGATGTGCGCGTATGGGCCTGGGATCGCGGTGCGCTGGTGGTCTATGTTGGGCCAGTGATGGACAAATCCCCCAAACGCATTGGCAATAATGGCGTGGCTGTACCGTCCGCCTTCTGGAAAGTTGTGGTGGACGAAAAAACCCGCGAGGCGTTGGCGTTTGAAATGCCCCAAGCCAATATTCCCAAAGGGGATATATCGCCCTATTTGAAGGGATTGAGTGATGTTGAGGCGGACAGCGGCACGGACATTCCGGGTCTGCTGGCGACATCATCCGCCATTTGGGCAATCAAGGCGAAGGATTGGCGTGCAGCGAAGAAGGCGGCTTGCAGATGACGCTTGCATTGATGTGAAGGCTAAAGACGAGGATCGCATCATCGTTCTTCATAAGACGCATAACACGTTTCTTCACTGTAGCAATTATCAAGATATTTACATCTCACACTTGACAGCAAAAACATGCACCACATATGACATCGTCAACCACCTTCAATTGCGAAGGCGCACACGTGATGGGTTGCAAACGGAGAGTTACATGAAAGTGACATATCTAACCATGCTGATCTTATGCCTGAATGCATTGATTGACGGTGGAAAGCATGACGACATTACCTTGGATGATATCAAAGATCATATCGATGATGGCACCGTCCTAGATTTCATTAACCAGCGATGTGCTGGGGATATTGATCTGACTTGGGCCAATGAAGACTTTAAAAAGTGGTACGTTCCGCGACTGCAAGACATCTTGGGCGGATATCGTGGCCGCGAACGCAGAAAGTGGGGCATTGAGAACAAAGGCCTTTGCCTGCTTTTGGCTTGGACCAATGAAATCGTTCAGCAAGGCGACGACCTCACTTGGTGAGGTTAGGTGGTTACGCGACCGGACGAAATTCCGACGGAACAGGTAATTCATTCCAAGCTGGTGGTTCACCGTCAGGGTACAGTTCAACGGGTGGGTGGTTGCTATAGCAGTCTTCACAAATCGTCGTTTGATCGGGCTGCACGCGAAGATCGGTTCGGTCGTAATGACCGCAGGTCTCTTGATTGTCTTCGGCGCATAGATCGCAAACGTACATAATCTGTGTCATGGTCGGTATCCTTTTCAGTTACAGTTCATGGCCGTCTGGCCGAGCTTTTCTTGAATACCATTCAACTTTAATAGGAGAATACAATGACAACCACCGCATGTCTTGACCGACAAAATGTCATTACTGCATGCACTGAGGCGATTAGGCATCTTGAGGGGCAAGAATTTAAACTTTTACCAGAAAAAGAGACCAAGATTAAACAGATTACCTCTGTTCTTCGTCTGGCAATGGCGTCAAATGAGAATACCATCCAAGTATCGGCGTCTGACTTTTATGAGTTTGGCGGATTCTGGCCTTAATTCCATATAGTTCCACCAAATATTATCCACATAACTTATGTAACCAGAAAGGATCGTCTAATGTCGGCAGTTATTTTATCCTGTACACAAGGTGGGATTTGGCAATCAAACGGAAACGGCGGCTACAATGGGTTTGGTCCGGGCATTCAAGGTCAGATGTGGGTATCTGATGGCAACGGCGGGTTCAATGGATTTGGTCCGGGCATCCAAGGCCAAATGTGGAGATCCGACGGTAACGGTGGGTTCAACGGATTTGGGCCGGGAATTCAAGGTCAAATGTGGAGGTCCGACAGCAACGGTGGGTTCAACGGATTTGGGCCTGGGATTCAAGGCCAAATGTGGAGAACTGACGGCAAAGACGGATTAAATGGGTTTGGCCCTGGAATTCAAAATAAGATGTGGCGTTCAAATGGCGCGGGCGGATTCAACGCTTTTTCATAGCCTTATTCGATAAGATCAGCCAAAAATGAGAAAAGACCCCCGCCAGCTTAAAGCCAGCGGGGGTTTAGTTTGTGGGGAGAACTTTTATCACGGCACCAGCCGCGTATGATCTTCGATGCTTTTGGCTACAGCCACCGCCGCCCATTGTTTGATCAAGCCGCCAACATCCATGGGCAGATTGGCGCACCAGGCGGCGAAGGTCGGGGATTTGTCGGGGTGGCTGTCGCAGATGATCTGCTTAATCGGGCGGTCGGCGGCCAGAACCGTATCCACATCCTGATCGGCTTGTTTGACTACGGTGAAGATGCTGGCCCCTGCCCCCGCTACGCCGATAGCCGGAACGGCGGCACAGCCTTGTAAGGCCAATACCGCCGCCATGGCCCCCGCCAAGCGGTAAATCATCACGGCACCGCCCCGACCTTGGCCGTTGCTGTTTGCAAGGCCGTCAAAGCTTTATCCAGATCCGCTTGGACCGGCAGCCAGCCGCCATTGACCTGAACCACGGCCGAGATAACCCCAGGCAGGTTTTGCAAGGCCGCTTCGCCTGCCGTCAATGCAATCACATTGGGGTCAGCCGTAGCGCCATGCTTGGCATTCAAGACAGTGCCCAGATCAGAAACCGCACTGGCAACCGCCGACACCGCCGCACTGATAGCCTGTTGGTCCACCGTGCCGCCATTGGTCAAGATCGCAATCTGCGCCTGTACGGCGGATGCCATCACCTTGGCACCAGCCTTGATATCCGCCCGATCCAGATCGGACAGACCGGGTGCCGTGATCACATTGGCCGCCACGTTTTCAGCGGCGGTGCCGATGCTAAGTTCCACATACGCCGTTTGGGCTGGCGTCCAGGGTATCTGACCAAACAGGGCGCAGGCTGACAGACCGAAACCCAGCACCAGGACCGCCAACATACCAATGACTCCACCAGGCGCCGGGGTGGCGGGTGACGGCGCCGCTTCGGGCGCGGCATTGGCCTTGGCTTGCGCATCCAGCACCGGTTGGGCAATGCGGACAATCCAAGTGACAAAGCTGGGCTGCCCCCCGTTGCTGGCCTGCGCCACGTTGATGGCGATGAAGCTGACAATCTTGCGCGGAATCAACCAATGGGAACCGGGACGCGGCTGCGGAATCGTTGCGTCCAAAGCCGAACAAACGGCAATCAAAGCGGTAATGACAGGCCACGCAGCGGCCCAAATTTCTACATAATCAGTCATGACACTTTCCTTCTCGGGCATAAAAAAACCGCCCGGCGGGATGCGGAGCGGATAACAAGGCCAATCTTGTGGCATTTAAATCGGATCAAAGGGCCGCGATGTACTCGGCAATTGAATGGTCTTCAATCCAGCTTTCCAATGGCTTGCCGACTTGAATTTGGGGCGCCGGGTGACGCCATCCAAGATCTTCGGGCGGCAGCATGGGAACGCGATCGGCAGCATGGGTAAACATCCAGACCGGCATTCCCGCCAATCTTAAGATGTCTTCCATATCCGTATCGACCGACACACGCGGCGCACCAAACGTCACCACACCGGCCATGGCAATGCCACGCCGCGCCAGCTGAGCGGCCAAGATCAGCGCCACAGCACCGCCAAAGGAATGACCGGTCAAGAGGATCGGCAGCTTGCGCGCCTGGGCATTGTGGTGGATCAGGACGTAATCAAACGCTTCGGCGGTTGCTTCCCAGAAGCCGCGATGGACATGCCCCAAGCCGCCCACCGGCACGGTTTCAATGTCCAGGTCCAGCAGCGCCTTGGCAAATCCGTCGGTGCCGCGAATGGCGCAGCACCAGCCGTCATCGGTGATGCGGGTAATGGCCTGAAAATCCTGATGGACTTCAATATCGGGTGGCGCGCTGTAGGCCGCCTGGCAAAGCTGCGCATAAAGTTTGGCATTAAGCATGGCCGAAGCTTTCGATGCGGGTTTCCCATCCGGCCAAAAACAGCCGCTGTGACGGATCTTCGGCCACCAGGCGACGGATGAACGCCAGACGCAGAGCTATAAGACTGGTCAGCAGGGATGCCGGATCAAGTGCATTGGCGGCTTTGGCGGTGATCGGGCCAAGAATGCCGTCCGCATGGCAGCCAGACAGCAGAGATTGCAGCTGCTTGATGGCAGTGGCCGGGCCGGAATTGACCCCCCAATCAACCATGAACGACCGCACCTGATCGTCGGACAATTGGGAAAATCCGGGCTTCACTTCATAAAGGTCGGTCAGGATTTCGCTGGCTTCGGATGCTGTCAGATTGGCAACATCGTTGCTGGTGACCGATGCCTTGCGCCAAGCCGCCAAGGTGCCAAGCGTCACGCCATATTTGGTGGGGCCGCCTTTGTCGCTGGGATTGTCGACGTAACCGCCCTCGCGGGTGATGATATCGGCAATGATGTGGTCAGTGGTTGTGACAACGGTCATGGCAGTTTTCCTTAGTGATTATCGATATGTCGGTTGATCCGATCGTCCAGCGCCTCGACTCGTGCCACCAAGGCCTCGTGGGTCTGGACGCCAACGAAGCTTTGCCGCAGATCGCGGCATTCCTGCTGAATATGAGTGTGGGTCAACACCGCCCGCGCTTCGCTGGCTGCGTTATTCTCTGAGATTTTTTCGCGGATTTTCTCGAACCGTCCAGATAAGGCCCAGACGCCCGTGGCAATAGAGATTGTTACCATCGCCCCAGTTCCGACCATCCAGGTAATTAAGGACTCTTCGGTCATACTTCCCCCTAGACGCAAATTTTAAGGAATGGTCACCACATTTGTGGTGGGCCAATTGGCGGCCTGACCGTTGTAGGTGGCCAGCACCGCCGCCTTATTCTGCCCCACATATTTACCCATGAAGGTGCCCAGGGCTTTGAACTGGGCAATAGTCATGGTCTGGGCGATACCTTGGGCATTGGCCCATTGAACGGTGCTGTTGCCGTCGACAAAGGTTCCATTCAGGATGATCGACAGCAATTCAGCGGTGACATCAAGGGTGGTCAGATCATCGCAGGGATAGGTGCCGTTCAAGGATGGCGTGCCGGTGCTGATTACCGAGATGCCCAGACCCAAGTTGGCATCGGCAATGGCCTCGGGACCATTGGCGTATTGTTGTTGCAATGTCGCCAGCGTGTCCCGATCCGACATCAACCGGGCCAAAAGGGTGCGGGCCTGATCGCTGGTGGGGTCCAAAGTCGCATAGGTCACCATGTCCGCCGCGATCACGGCGGTCAGGGCGTTGATTTGTTGGGTCAAAGATTTCATGATTTCTCCTAATTCCAGTAACAGCCCTCAGCGCGAATGCGCTGGGGTTTCGAGTTGGCAGTGCGGACGCGGCACAACATGGCGGTCGATCCACCAGTCAAGGTGACCGCCCCGCTGATGATGTTGTCGTTGGCGGTGCTCGACCACGGTTCATTCTTGGACAAGGTGACGGTGTTCCAGGTGGTACCGCCGTTGCTGGAGATATCAGCCAACAGATCGGTGTTCAGTGCCACCGTGCCGTTGACATCCAGGTGCCGCAGCACAATGTGGCCAATACTTGGTGTGCCATTCATGGCTGTCAGTGCTTGGGTTTGAAGCGAGAACCCGGTGCCAAGCGAGGTGGCAGCGGTGGGCGGCGTGAAGGCACCCGACCACCGAGCGGTGTTGCTGAACCGCCATTCATCCATCAGGCCATAGAACCAAGAGCCGCCGCCGACGTCGTTGCCCATTAGGAATTTGCCATCAATCAGCTGATTGCTGTTGCTGTAGGTTCCAGCAGGCTGCCCCCCCACATATAACGTGAAGACGCCATTGCTGCGGACCAAGGCCACATGGGTATAGACCCCCGCCGTCAGTGCAATGCTCGAGGTAATAGCAGTGGAACCGTTGATGTTTACTGTCGGATAACCCGAGGTATTGATGGACAACAAAACCCCACCGGTTGAGCCGGTATTGGCCCTGGTATCGAACACAGGGCGCGATGCGCTAAAGTTGGTTGGATTGACCCAACCATCTGCCGTCATATCCCCCAGCCAAACCGTGGCTAGATTGGAGGTGCTTGACAGCTTGGTCGACGTGCCATTGAACGACAGGCCATAGGTGCCAAACTTGGCGGTCCCGTAAGAGCCGTTAGACAGCGTTGCCGTGATGGCGTTGCTGGAACTGTCGGTGACATTGTTGTCGAAATGGAACAGAGCCCCGGTATTGATATCGGTCGCGCTATCTGCAAAAGACTGGCTGGGACTAGACAGCGTAAAGGCCGCTGTCGGAGGGGTGAAATTTGCAGTGTAGCGGGCATACTGACTGATCCTAACTTCGTCGGCAGACCAACCGACATTGGCCCCGCCACTTGCCCCGGCATTCGGGTCATAATTGAGGTGAAAGTACCCGTCCGAGAAATTGGTGGAGACCGATGCAGATGTCCCCGTATAGGTTCCATCCACATAGACCTTCAATGTCCCGCTATAACGGACGATGGCCAGATGGTGCCAAGCGCCAGCTGTAGGCGTATTGAACGTGATATAAGACGTTCCAGCCGTTTGGATGTTGAGCGTGGTCGAACTGGTGGTTTGTACTAAAAATCCACTGCTCGTATTGCCACTGCGAGTGGACATCAGCACACCACTGGTATAGCTCACGCCACTTCCCGTAAAATATACATTCATCTCGACAGTGAAATCACCGGATAGGCCAAGCTGTCCGCCCGTGTAAGACAGGTATTGAGTGTTTGCGGATAAATAAGCCGCCCCAGTTCCGAACTTAACCGTACCGCTGGGAAAGGTGACCGTTCCAACATTGGTGAAGACAACGCCGGTCGAAGAGCTATCTGTGGCATTGCCATCGAAATGGAAGAGCGCCTTGGTGTAGGGATCGACCGAATAATAATAGTTGGTGTACCACTTGTTGGTCGCATCGTAGGTTTGGCCGACGCTGTTATAGCCATCGGTGCCGGTCTGATCGTTGAAGGCATCGATCTGGCCATTATAGATGTGCCCCGCCGAACTGGTGAGGCCAAGGCCACGGATGCCAGTGATTGCCGTGTTGATGTTGGCGATGGGGTCATAGCCGTTGATCACCGGAACCGAGAATGCGCCCGTATTGTTCAAAAATGTGTTCGACACACCAGAACCGGTGCCAAGCTGGGTGACGGGAATGGTGCCCCCACTGCCCAAGGTGGCCAACCCATTGGCAGCCCCAGCCATATACGGTAAGCCGTTGGCCGTCTGGTAAGAAATCACCTTCCAATTGCCGCTGCCCAGGGCCAGGACCACAGCACTATCGCCCGCAGCGGTCAGCATGTTGTTGCCGTTATTGGGCAGAATCAGGCCGGTGCCGTTGTTGGTCAGCACCAGCGCCCCGGCGAAGGTGACGATCTTGATTTGACCAGCTTGGGCCGAGCTGCCAAAGCTGGTGATGGTGGTGCTGCCGGTGACGGTAATCGCCGGGGCCGCAACCGAGCCCAGATCGGTGGTGGACGCACTGGCGATGCTGCCGGTGCCCAATACCGCTGGGCTGGAATTCACCCACCAATTGCCCGCCCCATCGGTCACGAAGTCGGCAGCGAAGCCAACCGGAATGGTTATGCCAACCCCTGCGCTGCCACCGTTGATCTTATCGGTACCGTTGATGGAAATGGTGATCGCGCCCCCTTGGGCGAACACATCAAAGCCGAAGCCGTTATAAAAACCGGTGGTCTGGGCCACGGTATAGGTGGCAGACGCGGTGGCGACGAACATGGAATAATGGTTGGTGCCACTGATGCCTTGCGTCGACCCAGACGCCAGCACTGGCGAGTTTCCCGCCGCTTGCTTGCTGGTTTCATCCAGATTGAACAAGACGATCCACGCACTGTCGGCCTGATCGCGGATTTTTAAGGTGTTGGTGGTGGTGTCGTGCCAAACCACCCCCGCCAACGATGACAACCCCAACCCGGCAGCGGTCGGGGCCGTAGTCCCGGAATTGACCGTTTCCAGCGTTGCCATTGCCGCATTAAGGTCGTTGAGCAGGGTCAAGCCCGGCAATGGCCCGGTGGTCGGAATGGTAACGGCATTTTGTGCGGACCACGCTGTGGTTTGCAGCATGAGCATGGCCAGAAGGCCAAGCATCAAGCGTTTAAAGTGCGTCATCGTCAGTATCCTTGTGCTGTGACGTAAATGGTGCGGGCGACATTGGAGCCGCCGTTGGTAACGGTGAAAATCACTTGAGACATGGTAACGGTGAAGGTCACCACGTCACCCACCTGCTCGTTTTGAATCGAGTATTGGATATGGGGGGTGGTCATGGTTCCGGGGGCGCCATTGAACGGCGCGTTGATTCCATTTTGCTTAAAGACCAGAGTGGCTGGGCCGGATGTGGTGGTGGTCACCTGGTATTTATCAACCCGATCCGGGACGTCGACCAAGAAGGTAAAGCCACTGCATTTGACGCTGATATTGCTGTCAGATGTGGTCAGCAGCAGCCGCGCCTTGATGCCCTTGAACTGATAAGACCCCGGCGCCCAATTTTGCCATGCGGCAAAGGTTACGCCATCTTGTGACAGACTAACCTGTGGGATCACCTTGGCGATACCGCCCGTGTTGTAAGACATCACATCGGCTACTTTGGTGATATCTGCTACCGTGGTCAAATCCAGTGAATTGATGTCAAAGGCGATGACATTGCCCAGGGTGATTTCAACCCTACATACCGCAGGGCAAGCCAGAGTGACGCCGGTACTGGATTGATAGGTTCCACTGGCAGCAACGCCACCATCCATCATGATGTCTGAAGTCTTGGTAATATCGGTGTCAATCAACACATCTCCACCTTCCAGGGCCAGATAGCCGCTGCTGATGAAGGTATTGCTGAAGGTTCCGGGCCAATTCAGTGCCGCCTGGTCACTGGTGACGATGACATTGGATGTCAAAACGGAACCCGCCACACCCAAAGATATGGGGTGCGCCGAATACAGCGTCGGACCATTGGGAACCTGATAGCGGGCGGCAACCCAATACAGGCCATCACCGATCATGGCGCTTTCGCCCACGGTCGGGTTCCCGAGAATCTGCCCCGTCGCCCATGACGACCCCAGCCGAACTTCATAATCAATCCGCCGCGGGTCGTTGACCGGCGTCCAAATCAACTTGAATTGATCTGCCACATAAACAGTCGCCAGGTTGGTTACATCCGGCGGCGTTTCTTGGCCCAAGATGGTGTAGGAATAAGGCTCGACGTCGGACAAACCCTGCATCGCCCCACCGAAGGCGTTGAACGATAGCAGCTTGACCTTCAAAGTCTTGCCGATCTGCGATGCGGTGTAGGGGATTTTAAACACCGACTTGTCCATCAACACCATAGGTGCGCCCACTTTGTGAGCGGCATTGGCGGTGCTGAAACCACCCCGACGCAGGTAAGACAACGTATAGGCGTTGGCCCCGGTCAGATTGGCGGTGGCATAGGATACAATTTCGCCGTCAACCCAAACGCTGGTGTTGAAGCTGTCGGCATCGGTTTGCGAGCCGGACAGGATCTGACCGTTCTCGACCAATTGCAGGCTTAGCGAATTCACCGTGTCGGGATCACGCCCCGCAGACAACGCCGAGGTCAGCGACCCAATGCGGGCGCGGCCGGTAATGTTGCCCTGATAGGCATAGGTTTCGTCATCCGATGATACCCAGACCTGGGCACCGGCCCAATTGGGACCGCCATTGGTGTACAGCCAGACTTCCATTGCTCCCGATTGCACCAATTCCAACGGGGCCTCGAAGATCACTGGGGTATCGACGCTGCCGGGAAGAATGGTGTATTTGCGCCCCGTGGATTGGGCGGCGGCCACCGCATAATTTACGGCGGTCCCGGCGCCGGTCTGAATCTCTTCAAAGGCAAAGGTCAGTGTACCATCCGACTGTTCGGTGATTTCGGTGACGCGTACCGGCAATGCCGGAACTCCCGACACCGCCGAAGCAACCGTGCCTAAGTCACCGATTTCCACACGGCAGCAATGTTCGCCCACAGTGCCCTGCCAGGTTCCCGGCTGGCGCGAGCGCTGCAATAACAATTGTGCCGACATCCGAGCGGCGGTAGCCGTGGCAAACAAATGGGCTTGACGCGACTGATCGGGGTTGAGGCCATATTGTTGGATGGCGGCCATATCTTGGGCCGTCACCGGTTCCGGCGCATAGGCATTCGCCCGGTTCAGATATTCGATGGTGACCTGATTGGGCAAATCGGCAGGATCAGCGCGGGTGCCGACCAAGGGGTCTGACACTTGACTGCCCGACGCCGTCGAAGCGTTGGAGACGGGCAGCCAATCATCATCGGTAAAGGCAAAAACCGACGGATAGGGGCTATAGGTGGAAACATCCAGATCGCCGCGCGGCAAGAAATTTAAAGTGGTAGTCCAGGCAATATCGGTGTTGGTGAAAGTGGCCAAATCGGACAGAATTTGAGCGCAGGTGGTTTGCTCGGTATAGGCGGCCGAAATCCCCAAGCCCAAGACGGTGGACCACAGATAAAACTTACTCAAATCACCAATCAAAGCGGAAGGGAACAGCTCCCCCATACCCCAAATTTTATTGGTCAACAGCAGGCTGACCACGTCAGCGGGATTGGCGTCATACCATCCGGCACTGGGGTTGGAGAGGAACCCAAAGACCTCGACCGAGTGGTTGGGAAGCGCTGCGGTCGACCCAAGATCCAGGGTCAAATTGGCAATATAGGCCAAGCCGTTATAATTCAGCGCCTGCGATGCGGTCGGCGCATTTCCCGCATTATAATTGATGGTGATGCCTTGTCCGGCATTGGCCGAATTGAAGGTATAGGTGCCGTTGTTGACCGCGTATTGATCTGCCAGCGTGGGGTTTCCAGTAACCTTGGTAAAGATCAAGCCACCGCTGCTGGTTACGCCATTGTCGTTCCACGGCGTGCCGGTATAGTTGACCTTGACCTGAAGTGCGCCGCTGCTGGGAATAACATGCGGTTCCGATACCGCTTTCCAATTGTTGAGCGATGACCAGCCCGCTTGCGGATAGGTGCCGGTGAACACCGTATATCCCAGATTGACGGCCGTATGGGCGGTAGCGCCCTGCCAAATGGTGCCGATTCCGGTGATGGGACCTTCGCATAGGCCAAACTGGACGCCATCGGTATAAGTATAGGTGCTCGAGGTTGGAGAACTGCCGCCCCCCTTGCCGCCGCCACCGCTACTGGAATGGGCAATGGCCTGAAAATTATTCGACCAAATGGCATTGGGCGGCAAAATTGTTGAGCCAAACACAATGGCCACGGCCTTGCCAAACACTGAGGTCTGGATATTGACACCGGACGCCGCCGTCGGTTGCGCCGCTTGCGCTGGTTGTCCACCACCAAACAGGCCACCCATTACACTTTGCCCCACAGGGTGAAAAAGCGCGGGGCGCGGTTGATCAGAAGTTCCTTACAAAACGGTTCGCGGGCTGCATCGGTTGGCACTACGGCCTTTTGCCCATCCGATACCGCATGGATCACATGGGGCCAGTCGACAACGATAGCCCCGTGCGAATGGCTGCGACCGATCTTGAACAGGACAAAATCTCCAGGCTGCGGCGGTCCAGCACATTCCTGGGCATGGGCCAGAACCATGTCCAGATAGGCCTCGCGCGTTTGGTGCAGGTGAAATTGATGGGAATAGGGATCAAGCGGAATATGCGGAATCATCCCCGCCGATTCGTAAACGGCGGCGGGCAATTGGGCGCAATCGACCCCGATGCCTTTAAGTCTGGCCTGCGAATGATAGGGCGTCCCCAGCCAAGACTTGGCTTCGTCCACCACCCTTTGGCGCTGTTCGAGTTCTGTCATCATTGGGTTTGACTCGGCAAGGGGACGTAAGGATGCCCCCGGAAGTTGGCGATGTTGTTGAATTTCGGGCAGCCTTGCGGCCCAAAGGTTTTGTCGCAGCCGGGCAAGATAGTGAAGCTATCGCCAGCGGCGGGCGCGGTATGAAAGGGGGTTGCCAAAGTCAGGGTGCCCGGCACCCATGCCTCGACAGTGCGTGAAAATCCATTCAGCGCCCCGCTGGTGAAGGTGATCGCCCCGTGAACATAATAATCTTGACCCTGCGGCAAGGTGGTCTTCAGCACCAGGGCCGTTGACCCCGACGTCACCGTGCTGGACGCCACCAGAGTTGACAGGGTGATGCCGCAGGCCTGATCGCCCAAGCAGCACTGACAGGAGGGCTGGTACAGATTGCGCGGGATCATCCGCTGCAGGATCTTCATCGGACTGTTGACCGAGAACACCATGTCGGCACCGCCGCCATCGATGGCGCCGATTTGACCGGTGAAGCGGGGCAGCACCCCGACCGGCACCAGGGGCCAGTATTGACCGGTCAGCGGCAGCGCGAAATAGGCGCGGGAATATTGCAGCCATGCCCCTTGGAACACGCCGATGCGCCGGGCTTCGCCCCACGGAACCCCTTTGATGGTCGAGGTTCCGGGCATGATCTGGACATAAAATGTATCGACATCGGTGCCCAACTTCTGATGCAAGGTCGAACGCTGACCGTCCTTGCCCCAAAAGGGGCCAGCCAGGGCACCGCAGGAATAGGTGTTGCCGTTCCACAGCACATCGGCATCGCCACCGGAGTAATAGGTAATGGTGCCGTCAGCCAGGGTCAGGGCATACAAATCCACAGCCAGAAACACCCTGCTGGCCAGCAGGTTGATGAGGGACGTCGATGCGGTTTTCATTTGACGCTTTGGAAGCCCACCTTCTGGGCGGAATAAAGCTGGCTCATGAACAAATCGAATTCCAAGGTGTCGGTGGTGAAGCGGCAGGGAAAATAATAGGAATAGCTGACGGCAATGGCCTGACCGGCACTGGGGGCTGTGGCAAAGACCAAGGTGCCGGGGGCAGCCGATCCATAGGCGTTGACGGTGTAAGATCCAGCCGAGACCGGCACCCCCGCCACCGTCACCTGGGTAACGGCATTGGGGGCAAAAATCGGCTCGACCGAACCACCCAAAACCCGCACCAATTGGAAACTGGTGGTGCTGCCGTCGCCAGCCCCAACGCCTTGGCCGGTGACGCTGTTATCGTTGGGGGCGGGATACAGAAACACCTGCGCCTGCCCTGCCATTTGATTGAAAAACCCCAACAGGGTTTGAAATTCCAAATCGGTCGGATCGGCACGCAGAAAGTCATAGCCCAATTCCCAGCTATATTGCGGATAGGTCCACAGCTGAATGCGGGTTTCTTTGCCAGAGACCGCCGCTTGGACATTGGTCGACCAATGGGCGGTGCGCTTGGCCGGGAAGTTGATGCCGGACAAGACGGGGAAAATCGGTGTGGTCATGGTTTAGCGTCCAAACGGTGTCAGACGGGCACCCATGGCCAGCTGGCCTTGAATGGTTTTCATCAATGGCGATCCGGCACGGGTCAGCATGTTGTTGAAACTGGCCGCGTCGTTGGCTTGAATGGTGATGTGGGTGACCGACTGACCACCGCCCGGACTGCCACCGCCCAAGGGGGCATTCGCATTGCTGGGGGCGGACAGGTTGGTATTGGCGGCCTGGGCAAAGCCAGGCGGCAGCCCGAAGCTGGGCATACCATCCAGGATCGAACGCAGCGGATTGGCGATATGCGCGGGCAGCACCATTTCATCTTTGTGCAGTTCAGTCACGGCACCATCAAACGGCACCTTGTCCCAACCACCCGCCGCCGAGGCCATCGGCAAAAAGGCCATGGCGGTGGCAAAGGTTTCCGCCCCCACTGCCGGGGCCATCGCCCAACCCACCACCGGAATGGCCGCGACCGAGGCCATGGCGGCAGCTGCGGCTTCGGCCGCATAGGCCGGGATGATGGCCGCCGCTTGCAACTTGGCGGCAGTCACCGATGCCGCTGCTGCCGTATCTTCGGCGGTGGAGCGTTCGGCAGAACCGGCTACGGTTTCCGCCGTCTTGCCGGTTTCTAAACCCAACCACCCCGCCACTTGCGCGGCAATGCGGCCAAAGAACCCCGCCTGCCCCGCCGTATCCGCCGAGGTGCGGGCGGCAGTGCCAGACACCGTGGCTGCCGTCTTGCTATGTTCGGCAAACAAGGTGGCCAGCACGCCACCGGTAGCGGTCTTTTGGTCCGAGGCCAGCCCCAAGGCATTGACCAATAATTTATGTTGCAGCCATTTGGCCAGGGCGGAGATTTCCTCACCCACCATGCTTTGCGCCATGCGCGACATGGCCTGTTTGGCGGTCTGGGTGCCCATGACCATGCCTTGAATACTGGTATCGAAGGCGCGCGACACCGGGGCCAGCGCTTGGTCCCAGGCTTGCAAGGTTTCATCCGCCGCCTTTTTCTGCGCCTTGGCCATGTCCCGCGCGGATTTGTCCATATCCGCGCCGTGCTGGGCATCCAACGCCGCCAAGCGGCCATACATTTGCTGCCAGGCGGCGGTGCCTTGATCCAAGCTGGCCAGCTGATCGGCCAGGATTTGGCGGTCGGATTCATAGGCGGCGTTGGTCAGACTGTCGAGAATGGCAATCTTTTGCTGTTCGGTGATCTTGCCTTCGGCCACTTCCGCTTCCAGCCGATCACGATCCGACTGCAAGCCGATATGCGCCAGCGTCTGCAAGGTATCGGCCTGGGCGCGGGCAATGCCGTCCTGTTCGGCCTGATATTCCTTATAGGATTGCAGCATGCGGCCCAATGTCGTCTTGTATTCCGACGACATCGCGCCCCAGGTTTGAAAGGCGTATTGAACCTCGGCCGAGATAGCATCGACCCGTTCAATCGACCCGGCGCGGGCGGCATTGCTGGATTCTTCCAATTGGCGCAATTGGCCTTGGCGCTCTTGCTCTTGCGCCGTCGCTGCATCTTTTTGAGCTTGCTTGGCCTTAGCCTGCGATGCCAGAGCCATCGCCTTTTCAGTTTCGGCCAAACGCTGTTGCATCAACCCCATCATCACCGAGTTTTCTTCCAAACCCTCGGCCCGTTCATCGGCAATTTTTTGCCGCCAAAATTCGGCTTCAATGGCATGGTCATCGGCCAGCCAATTTTGTTTCAACGCCTTTTTTTGCGCCAGTTCGCTTTGGAATTCAGCCAGCGCCTGCGATGATCCGCCTTTGGATAAATCTTCGGCATGCTCGGGCGGCGGTGTATTGGGGGATTCTGCCCGCGTGTCTTTGGGCGCATCCGGCACCGCAACCTTGCCGCCCGCGCTGGCCGTTGCCCAATCCTTGGCCCCTTTGATGGCGCGGTCCAGGGCGTCGGAATATGACACCACGCCGTCATAGGCTTCATGCCAGGCCGTGGTAATTTCCGATAAGGCATAGGCTTGAGACGCATGCAGCTCTTCGGATTTCGGCACCATCTGGGTGAAGCGGTCGGATACACCGTCCATCCAGTGTCCCAACTGATTCCACCACCACAAATATTGTGGGTCGACGGTGGCAATACGGTCCTGACTGGCCTTGATGTTGGCCATGGTCGACGCGTTGATGCGGTCGACTTCGTTAAAGGCATGACTGACTTTGCCAGCACCTTGGGCGATTCCATCCATGGCCTTGATGCCGACGGCACCAAACACCTGCATGATATCGGCTGATTTCTGGGTGCCATTGCGCACGTCATTCAAGCGCTGGGCAAAGGCATCCATCACAGCCGGGGCATCGCCCGCGCCCAGCCCCCGGACTTCGATACCATAGGCTTTCAAGACGTCGCGCGCCTTTTGCGCTTCCGCCGTCTGCGCCGTCAGCACCGTGGCCATTTGGGTCATCATGGCCGAGGCATCATCGCCAGAAATCTTATAATCGCGCGCGACATCGCTCAAATGCTGGAACGCCTGCGCCCCTTCGCCATATTGCAAGGCTAAGACCCGCAAGCTTTCCGCCTGCGCCAAATTCTCTGCCGACTGCAATTGCTGCAAGGCCGCAATACCGGAAATTTTGTTTAGCCATTGGTCTGCGGCTTCAGCCGCATGGTACAAAGCCGACCCGACCTCATAGACCGCAAACGCCGCCAACGATGCTGCGCCCAACGCCTCCAAAGCCAAGGCTGCCGTTCCCAAGGCGGGAGCCGCAGCGGCCCAGGCAGCCCGCAAGCTGATGGCGGCAACGCCAACCTCGGCGGTGTCTTTACCCAACTCCTCCAGCTTGTCGATCAAATCATCGGTCACATGGGCAATGGCAGTGTCCCCCATCACCGACAGGATGTGCCCTCCCATGCTTTGCACATGCCCACCCACCACGTCGCTGGTGGCCTGAAAATGGTCGGAAATCTGATCAAGATGCGCCTTGGTCACATCTTCGGCTTCCGACATGCCAGACTTCAGATCGGACAAATCGGTCGAAAATTTGACCTGGATATCTGAACCGTTGGACATGCGGATTCCCCAATAAAAAAGCCGCCCCGGAATGGGACGGCTTGGACAAACGACCATAGAAAAACGGATAAAAAGCAAATTTACTTTGCTTTTTATGTGGACAATGCAAACTTAGTTGGCTATATTAACTCTTGTCGACGGGGATTGTCCCCGGAGATAAACCGAAAGGAGGTGTTGCGGTAATGAAGTTCCTGAAACTCCTGACCTACGTTGTGTTGGCGATCCTAGCAGAAATCCACACAGCGCAGTAAACGGAAGGTGGGGTTGGGAAACCAGCCCCACCACAGGAAGGAAAAGCCGCAGCACCTCCTTAAGGTGAAAGGATTTTAACAATGACACCGGACGAATGCAAGGCTTGGCGCAAGCGCCTGAAACTGACCCAAGAACAAGCAGCCAAGGCATTGGGGCTAACACGTCAGGGATGGCAAAAACGCGAAGATGGCACCTTTGCCATCAACCGCGAGGCCGAATATGCCATGCGCTATTTGGAAGAACACCCGGAAATTTTGGAACAGACTAACCCGTGACCGCCTTACCGCCCACCTCGCCCCACAGGGCCAGAAACTTGGCGGCACCCTCTTCGGTGGTGCAATCCAGCGTTCCGTCTGCAGAAGCGCGACCCGACGGTGAGGCCCCGGTTTTAATCCCCAGCGCCGCTTTCAGCAGCACCGGCAGGGGTGGCGTTTCACGCCATTCCTCGCACAAAGCAAGATAGCGGTGGACGGTAAGTTGCCCCACCGTCCGCCAATCCCATCCAGTTAACGTGCACAGGCGGGCATAGAAACGCTCCCAGTTTAGGACTCCCCCAGGCCGCCATCTTTCGCGCTGACTTTCAACTGATCCAATCCGGTCAAAGCCGAAATCACCACCAGGGCGGGGGCAAAATCCGACACCAACATGGGCGTGGACTTGAAGGTGTCTTCGGTCATGCCGCCGGTCGCCAAGGCCTTTTGTAAGATGGTGCGAATGGCAACCACCCGTTCGGTATGATCCTGGGTTTGGCCGGGGGCCAGTTTGGCGAAGCAATCCAGCACGGTTTGCAATTCGTCAAAGGTGAAGGCCTGAATGGGGTGCGACACCCCATTCAGAACGATATATCCGGTTTCGTGCGGATGGCTCATATTAATCCGCCAAGCTCAAGACGCCGACATTGCCCGCACTGTCGGCCATCACCGACGCGGACATTTCCGGCATCATAAAATCATCCTGCTTTGCCGACATCTTCAAATCAGACGTGGTCATAACGTTGAATTGCAAGGTCATGCGTTTGATAACGCCCTGGATCGGCAACGCCGTGGTGTAGATGCCCTTGAATTGGACATTCGACCCCATGGCCTGGTTGATAATGGTCGCGGTATTTCCGGTGGCTGCCAGATTATAGGTATAATTGACCACCACACCACTGGACGTGCCGGTATCGCCAGCGGCAAAGGTATAAACACCGGTACTGGAATTGACCGAATATTGACCGGTGGCGGGTGCCGAGGCAACCTTGGTCAAGGGCACACCGGTGGCCGCATAGGTCACCCCCAAATCGGTGGCAAAGGTCGCACCGTTCAAGGCGGTATAGGCATTGGATGCCACCACACCGGCCTCGTTGACGACAGTCATCAATTGACCAGCGGATTGGGTATTGCCGAAGAACAGGTTGTTCAGCATCGATCCATTGAGAATGGCATTTTTCAATTTGATTTCGATGCTGCCTTTACCGCGCGCCACCACCAGGGGGAATTGCGATTGCCCCATCAGCTTCTTTTCTTCGAACTTGAAATCCATGTCGAAGGACTGCAACTGGCTTAGATGCAACGGGGTCGCATTGCTCGCCCCCAACGGAATAGCGAAGAAATCACCACCACCAAAATGAGCTTCCATTTTACTCTCCTAAGTTTGACTGAATCAGGGATTTAATCTCGGCAACACGCGCCGTGATTTGGTTGGCCAACGGCGTATTGCGGGCGATGGCGGAATTGGGGATATGGGCGGCAAACCATGCGTCCAGGTCGGCAAGGATGGCGGGCATGGCGGGCGCAACAGCCAACGGATCGACTACGGGCGAAGCAGCCAACTGATCGGCTTCGGAAACAGCAGTGCCATCGGTGGCAGCCTGTTGCTGCCCCGGTTCGGGGGTCTCGGTCATGGTGGAAATCCTTAGAAGTTAGGGATTTTAAAGCGGGCGAATGGTAATGGGAACCCAGGCAATGCCATGCTGCCCGGTGGCGCCCTCATCGGTTTCGATGGTGCCGGAAATGCGGCAATCATGGACTTGGCCGCCCAAGCTTTGCCGTCCAATGACCGGTTGCACCAGTAGCGCGGCGGTGACGGCATCCAAAATCATGTCGCGTAAATCCTGGGCAGACCCATCGGCAGCGCCCGTATCCACATAGACGTACAACCAGAAATCAAGTTCCCAATAGACCGGCTTTTGCCATCCGGCATTGGGATTGCTGGACTTTCCCGCCACCACCGTGATCATCGGCTTTTTCGTCTTGGGAACATCATTCCAATGTTCCAATTTCTTAGAAAAATGCGACACCAGGGCCGCGACGGCATAATTGGCCTGTAGGGCAGAAAGCAAAGCATCACGAGCTTCAATACGCATTTTTGTCATCCATCACTTCTGGAACTGTAGTTTCAACAATTGCTGCCATTTCCTGCGCCCCCTCGATCACCAGGGGTCGTAGATCCACATGGGCGGTTTCATGGAAATGGCGACGATGGCCGCGCACTTGTTCCTTGATCGGGTTCACCGGCTTGCCGAATGATAGGCTTTCAATCCTGGCATAGCCGCGCACATCAACCAGCGCATTGGCCCCTACCGCCCAATTACGGGCCTCGGGGTCGGTAATATAAATGCCGACGCCAAGACCTTTGGGCGACACGTCAAAATCAACCTTAACCGCTTGGCGAAACCGGGCAGGAAGCACCGAGCGCATCCGATCAGCAACCCGGTTGGCAGCATCCTGCAACAGCGGAGTCAACCGGGCTATCGCCAGATCAGACAGCCCCTTTAAGCGAGCCGATAAGATATCGAAGCCCTGGACATCGCCCGTAATCATTCCGCCAATTCCAAAATCCAGAACGTCCCACCCGCATCCAGTTCAGATTTTTTGACAGTAAAGGTGCGGGTTCCCATGGTGAATTGATCCGACGTATCCGGCTGCGCCGGGATATCACTGAGTTTCACATGGGCAATGGGACCAAAGTGCGGACTGCGCAAATCATTCAAGCGGGTGCCGGTTGGGCGCTCCCAAAAGCTCCACACCAGCGGCACCGCAGCGCCGCTGGTCGGAACATAGACCGCATTCCGACCAAAGGATCTGAAACACGCATCGGTCAGACGTTGGAAGCGGTCGGTTGTCATGCTTAGAACGATTCGTTCAAGCGCACACGCACAGTCACATCGCCAGCTTGTTGTGCTTGGGTGGCGACACCGATCAGAGTATTTCCGGTGGCCGTCGTCGTCACCACAAAGTTGGTGTTGTCCCAATAAACATGGGCACCAGGGGTTGGCGTATCGCCCGCATGCTTGGGCAGATCAAACACACCAACCACCATGAAAACACCGACAACGCCAGAGGCCAAATCAGTCGCTGCCACACCAAAGATAGAACCGATCAGGGCACCGCTGCCGCTGGTCAGAGTGCGCGGGGCGGCCAGGTCAAGCCGGTCGCCAGATTCAACGTAGTTCTTCATTTTAAAACTTCCCTTCAAAGAAAAAGCCCAGACTTTTTAGGTCTGGGCTATGGCAACATCGTTACCCGTCAGCGTTAAGCGCCGGGACTGCTTACAAAACCGCGCCAATCGACGGCATGGGCGGCGAAGTCTTCGCGGGCCTTGATTTCCAACCCGTCAACTTCCCAACCCACGCGGGTTTCCAGGAAGACGCCCTGTTGCCCATCCAGATAGGCGTATTCAATGGTATCGATCTGGCCGGGTGCGGCCACCATGTACCACTGGGTGGCGCTGGCCGCGTCCAGGCGCGGCTCGATGATGGGGGTCAAGGTGGAAGCGTAGGAAATATCCGCCTGCTTGGTGGCCAGGAAGTTGCTGCTGGTATACTGGTTGGCAACGGTTTCCAGCGCCGCCGGGGCCAGGATGAAAGCCGGAACCAAGTTCAGATTTTCACCGGCCAAGCCTTTCTGTACCCGCAACGCCGTGCGGGCCGCGCCTAAACCGGCAATGCCAATGGCGCTGCTGGCCCCCGAGGCCACCACGTTCTTATGGTTGGTGCCGTCGAACAGGTTAAAGCCGTCAGCCATGGCCTGGTTGCCGGTGATCAAAGCCCAGACAATATCCGATTCCATACGAGCCGCCGCTTGGCCAAAGGCGAAGGGGATGCGGGTGAAAGCGTCCAGATCGTCGTTGATGATGGCCTTGCGGTCGATGGAGACGGTACGGCCATAAGTTCCCAGCGCGTAGGTTTCCTTGCCGTCCGAGAACGATCCACGCTGATACTCGCCCTGCTCATTCAAGGCTTGCAGGCTGGGAGCGCCAGACAATTGGGTGCGATTGACCGGCTTGAAATCAGGCAATGTGGTTTCACGGCAGAACGGCATGAAGGTGCGCGGGCTTTCATCATAGGCACGGCGCAAAGTTTTGTTGGCGACGTTGGCCAGGATGGCGGGGAAATCCGAGGTCGACATCATACCGCCCGAGCGGACATTCATCCCCAAGGCCATACCGGCGACTTCAGACTTGCTGAACCCACGGGTATTAATGCCCTGCATTCCCAACAGATCACGCCCCATTTCCAACAGGGTTAGACCACGATAAGTGCGGCCCAAATCGGTCAATTGATGGACGCTGGGGGCATAGCGATGCAACAGGGCTTCTTCCACCGCCGAGCGCGCCGTATCCACCGCATCGCGGGTGATTTGCACATGGTGGCGCACTTCGGTCTGTTCGGATTTGGCGGCCATGCCGTCAATCAGGTTGGCGCGCACTTGGTCCATGCTGAGATTTTCGGTTTCAGCGCGGGCAATCAGGTTTGTAATCTCCGCTTCCGGCAATTTGACCGCGCGGGCGGCGGCAATGATATCGGTAGCCTTGGCCGTGTTTACGACCTTGGGGGCGGAACGGCTTTCAGGGGCAGCGTCACCCGGAGGGGCGACGACGGGGGGGACAACAGTGGCGGTGCCACCGTTTTCTTGGGGTTCTGCAGGCATATTACTCTCCGAGGTTTGGGCGGTGGCCCGGTTAAAAACAAACTCACAAGGGTATTCGGGCGCTTGTGCCCGCACACCAGCCCCCGCATCGGCGCCGACCGGCACCATGGACAATTCCGCTGGTTGCCAATCGACGGCCCGACGCTGAGAGATTCCGCTATCGCTTTTGGTGACTTCAAATTTGCGCACGTTGTAGCCGACCGACACATTGCGGATGATGCCGTTTTGCACATCGCGCCAGATCGGCTCGACATCGGCACGGTCGGAAAACCGCACGGTGGCGATGCCTTGGGTGCCATCGACGCGGGCGGTGCCATCGACCACCACGCCGATCACATCGGACAAATCATCGGCATTATGGGTGTTGAGCAACGGCGCACCGGAATTCAGCCGCGACAGGTCGACGCTTTCCGGGCTCATATCCAAGGATTCTTCGTAATATTCCCAATCGCGGTAATCGAAGCGGCGAACGGTTGCCCCGGTTGACCATACCAGATCAGCAGTCCGCGCATCGGCATTGACGCTTTGCGGCAAGATGGCCGCAGCACGATGCTGCAACGGCAATTGACGTGTATTTTCGGTAACGCTATCAGGCATTTGATGCCCCTCCTTCAGAGCCAGTGGACCCGCCTTGCGCGTTGTCCATATTAGGAACAGGACCACCCGCCTTAGCGGATTTGCGCGGGTCGCTGTCCAGAACCAGATTGAGCTGATCGATCAAAGCGTTCGATTTGGAGATTTCCTGCATGTGCTGCACGGGGTCTGCCCCGCTTTCGGCAATCACTTGCGGCAGGGTTTTGGTCCCGGCACGAATCTGCAAGGTATCGGCTTCCGCTTCCTTTTTCGGATCAACCGACTCGAAACCGGGGGATGACCAGCGCACCCCATAATTTTGCTTGGGAATAAGTCCGGCCACAAAGGCAGTATCGATAAAACGTCGCCAAATGGGGGTGCAATATTGCGGGATCAACACGCGTTTACGATAGGCCCGCACCGCTTGGCGAAACTCCATAGCGCCAGCACGGTAGGAGGAATAATTGACCTGCGACAAATCACCACTGATTTGCTCGTACATGACATCCAGACCCGCCGCCACATCGCGCAGACGGGCGCGCTTATAGCCTTCATAGCCACCGGCAGCAGCCGGTTGATTGAACTTTACGTCTTCACCGGGCTGCAGATATCCGACCATGCCGGGATCGAATGATTCGATGCGGTTGCCTTTGCCATCGATCTTGGTGGTGCCCAAAGTGGGTCCAGCGGCCCCTTCATTCTGAGTGACGAAGGCAGCCAGACAGGCTTCGATCTTTTTGCGAACGATTTCCGCCTGTTCGTATTCTCCCAGGTCGTTCAAGGTCATCATGACGGCGGCAAAATTGGTTACGCCACGCACCTGACCGGGACGATCCGGCCAGAACACATGCAACACTTCCGAGGCCGGGACCAGGTTGGAAACTAGCGCCTGCTTGGGTAGAACGATCATTTCACCGGGATGCTGGGAAAATAGCCAATAGCCGATCCGCGACCCGATCTGATCGAATTCAATGCCCTGTAAGGTGTAACTTCCGGCACTGGTGGTTCCCCAGGCTTGGCGGGTAATGTCGCAGAAATCCGCTTCCAACACCTGCAATTGCAGAGGAATGGACAAACCGTCGGCAGCGCGTCGATTGCGAAAGCGCACGAACACTTCACCGGATTCGTATTCCGCCCCGGCCACCTGGGCTTGCAGTCCATAAAAGTCCAATGTACCGGCAGCATCGCATTCGGCGCACCAGCGCAAAAAGGCCGCGTCTATTTTCTTGTCCAACGCCGCACTGCCGGTGGCGGCACGCGGAATGATCCCCTCGCCCACCACATTGTTGATCCAGACTTTCTTGGCCTTTTTTCCGGGAATGGAATTGCGGACCAAATCCCGAGCCCGCGCCCGCAGCCGCATGGCCGCTGGGAAGACTTCGGCGTTGGCCGAGGTTCCAGCAGCGACCCATCCCCCGGACAAACGCCCCGCATTGGCCCCGTCATAGCGCCGGGTTTCAGACAGCACATCCAGCACCGACCGAGCACGGGCACGGTTCAGCGCTGCATGCGGGCTGAAGAACCCGATCAGACGATCCAAAGCATTCATGGAATTAGCTCCGGCCAAAGGTGGCAAGGGTGCAGCGGGTGGCGGGCGATTGCGCCAGTTCTTGGGCGATTAGACCTTTGGCGCGGATCAGGTCGTTCATGGAGCGGTATTCGACTTCGCGGTCGCCTTGCCGCACCCGAAGCTCGCCCGACGCGATGGCGGCGTTGATCGCATCCAGGTCCGATTGTGTGTAAGCCATGGGGTTCAATTCCTTTGCAGCCATCCGGTTCGGTTGCCTAGCCAATTGGGCCGGGGCGGCGATTGGGCGGAACGGGATGGAGATGGGGGTAAAACAGGCAATGCTGATCCGCCCGCGTCCGGGGAATCGGACGCCAGGCGGGCCAGCGAGTTAAAGACAGATGTTTGCGCCCAGGCGGGCGGTTGATCCCAATTGATGCGGTCCCAACTGAAGGGGGGACGCAGCACCAGGGCGCGGGCGTACACCATATGGTCAAAGGCTTCGTTGCGGATGCCAGGGCGGATTTTTTCCCAACATCCCTTGGCATCCGGCTTTTCCGCCGTAACCTGCAAATACCATTCATCCACCAGATCATGGGGGGTATGGACATACCCCGGACCCGGTTCCGACCGCCGCAGACTGGCCGCCACATCGGTTTTAACGCTGTCGGTTCCGACCTTTAGAATTTTGCGGCCCTTGGCGATGATGGTGCCGTCGCGCATGAAATCGACCCGGTCCACCGCCACCTTGCGATTGCCGACGCGGGCATCGCCTTTCAACAGGATCAGGCGATCTTCCGACACGCCGTCATCGCGCAGGGCATTGGCCCAGAAATAAGCATTACCGGTAACACCTTGCGCCCCACCGGAATCCACGCCCATGGTCATCACCCGCATGCGCCGGTCAGGATCATTGGCGAAGGGCCAGGTGCGATCCAAGATTGAGGTCAACAAATCCCAATCTTCCAGATAGGCCCCCGGATCAACCAAGCGGTCAGTGGCGGCATGGGCAATCTGCCAACGATCCACCACCCAGCTTTCGAACTGCGGACCCATGCCGGTAATCTGCACGTCGAAATAACGGCCCTGCACGTCAACCGTGGCCACCAAAGCCCGCACACCGTCCGGGATGGTGCCCAATTTCCAATGCGGTTCGGCACGGGCCTGGATGGCAACCGGGTCCAACGCGTCTTTGTCTTCCACCGGGCGGCGAATATGGCAGTCGCCCAGATCCAAATTGACGAAGCCCATCAAACCTTCATCATTTCCGGTGCGTTGTTCTTCGTCTTTCAACTCGCACCAGCGCCGCGCCAGCTGGGACCATCCTTGGTATTTGGCCGCTGGGCCAAACATCCAGTAACTGACCACCGGGGATTTGGGCGCATAGCCCAATCCGATCAGGTCGGCATCGTAAACTTCGCCTTCGGGCACCCACAAACAGCGGGCATTCAATCCGGGCTTTTGCCGTTCGCCGATCACAGATCCGCAATGGGGGCAAACCATGACTACCGGGGTACCGTCATTGATGGCGGCAGCCTGGTCTTTAAATCCCAGTTCGGCCCCATCCGCCGCCGTGGTCGGCCAGGACAGCCGGGCAAAGCTGGGTTCGAAGCCGTCCCCGCATTCCGGGCACTGCCAGAATAAGCGGCGACGGTCGCCCCGATTGTACAGGGACAAAATCCCGGTTTCGACCGGCGGGGCAGCGTGCCCTTGCGGTTGCCAATTTCCTTCATACACCGCCTTGGGGCTTGATTCCGCCACCACCGTTCCCAGCGATCCGAAAGACCGGATGCGGGCGGTGGCCAGAAAGAAGGCCGGACCCTCGCCGCCGATATTGGGCGGGTAACGGTCGTAATCGGTCATGATGACCAGCGGAACCGACTTTGACGACAGTTCGGATGGCGCGGGCCAGCCGACCCGCAGCAACATCCCCGAAAAGCGTTTGTCGAAGGTGTTGTCTTCGGACTTCATAAACGACAGCCGCCCCTTCAAGGACGGGGAATTGCGCACCAACGGGCCAAGCCGGTTCTGCGACCAATCCCGCGCCGCCTGTTGGGTCATCTGCACCACCAGCGTATCGATGGGGTCGCAGGTGATAGCGTGGGCAACCGCGCCCTCGACCAGGGCCGTGGTTTTGACCGACTGGGCTGGACCGGCGAAGATAACGGCCTCGGTACTGCGCGACCGCACCATATCGGCTGGTTCGCGCATATAGTCTGCGCCGTCGAATGATAACGGGCCGTGGTAATCCGGGCGGGATAAAACGATGTAGCGTTCGGCTGCCTCGGACACTTTCATGCGCCGGGGCGGTCTTAGAACTTCCGAGGACCGGCGGTAAACTTGGTCAGGCGTCAGGTAATCCGGTAGCGGGGTGAACGGGAACAGCCGCTCCACTTCCTCCGCTGATAGCATCATCCTCTAAGCCTTCAATGAAGCGGCGCACACGCAATGTGGCGTCAGCGCTTAAGAAACTGGTTTCAATCAGGTGACGGGCAAGGCGGTCCTGGAAGTCATCGACGGCGGTCGATATTTCAGCAACCACGCTTGTGGGGATATCGACGCGGCGGCTGATGAAATCAGGCAGACCCTGTAAAAATGTGGCGATAAACCGCATGCGCTTCTTATCGGTTTCTTCCACCAGGTGGGCTTCAACCAATTCTTCGCGCTCTTTGCGGGCGCGGTTGCCCATGATTTCGGCTTCGTAAAACTTCTTGCGGATATCGGCCGGGACGAGATGCTCTCCCCGGACCTCTCCGCCGCCCAGCTGCATCGAAACTTGACTGGCAGCATCACGCTTGCGCGCCTCTTCATCCTCGGCGGCGCGTTCTTGCGCTTCCAGCCAGGACACCAGGCGCGGCATATCGATACCGTACTTGCGACCGTTGCCGCCAAATACATCAACGAAAGGGTGATTGTCTTGTGGGCCTGCGCTTTTGATCCATCCCTTCAAGGTGGGAAGCGAGGCTTTGAACCGCGTTGGCTCTAATGCGGCCATGACTTCGTCAAGGTTTAAAAG